TTCAGCTTGTTCTTGAGTTGATACTCTAGCATATATTGCTACTCGTTGCATATTACATTCCTTTCTGGTATAATATACCTATATACTGTGATAACAAGCCCTTGATTAAGGGCTTGTTTTTATTTTTCCTACGATTTTACCTATAATCTTAAAGTGATCTTTTAATGGTAAAATTATAATAGTTGTTGGGTGATTATCATTTAAAGGTACTAATAATATTTTGTAATTTTCGAAGAAAACTCTCCTAATTAAAATATCTTCTTTATACTCAATTAAATAATCCTCACCAAATTTGAAATCAAAACCAAAACTAACCATTAACCTATCACCTTCACTATATAACGGCTCCATTGAGTTATCAAACATAGTTGCCACTATATTATATTCATCTGTTTGGTAAGTAGATTCCAACAGAACATCTGAATAATGTAATAAGTTCTTTCGCTTATCTTCTTCCAATTTATCAAAGTTTTCTAATAAAGCTAAAAACGTTAATCTGTGTTCTTGATTTTCATATTTTTGGTTTGCAAAGTCTAAATCTAACTTTATTTTGTCAGATTGAAATATTTTATCAAAATGGTTGGATAGTTCACTTTTGGAAACCACTAATTCTTTCTTAACGTCATATCCAGATAACCAACCCTCAGATACTTTTAAAGTTTTGGCGAGGAGTTGGATTTTTTTATTGTCTGGATTAGATTTTCCGTTGATATATTGCGAAATGTTAGATTTTGTAAGTTTAACGTCCAATTCCTTTTGATAATACTCAGACATTTTAACCACGTCAACTTGCTTTAGGTTGCGCTCTTTCATTATTTGCTTTAACCTATCGTTAGGAGTTGCGATTTTCATTTTTTACACCTCCTTTCTTTATTTATATTTTAATTATATTATAATGAAGAAAAAAAGTAAAGAAAAAAGTTTAAATTATTTAAACAAAAAGTGTTGACTTTTTCGGAAGTTAACTGTATAATTAAATTACAAAGTTTAAATGATTTAAACTTAAAACTTAAGAACGGAGGTGAAATATATGGCACCACGCAATAAACATGCGAAGTTACAAAAACGTATCACTGATGTTTGTAAAGCTAATATAAACTTTGCTATCCTCATGGGAATGTCAAACGTTACTCTTGTTAAGAAGTTAAAAGATGACGGGATTTGGACTACCGAAGAGATCAATAAAGCTTGTAAGATTTTACAAATACCAATATCAGAAATACCATCATATTTTTTTGAATTATAAGTTTAAATTATTTAAACTTTATAGAAAGGGGCGATTGAGTGAAAGTTACAGTTGCAACTAATGCTCCACTATCAGATGTAGCGTTGGGAAATTTAGAAAAATTTCTAAGTAAGTTTTTTACTAAGCACCCAGATAAATTAAAAGTAATTAGAGGTGAACAAAGTGGATAAAATGAGAAAACGAAAATTCAACGCTTACTACTGGACCTGTATTGTTGTTGCTGTATGTATGCTAATACTTAGCAACATTGAGTGGGAACGGATTTTATCAGGACTTATGGCTTCAATATGCATTCCATTTTATGGATTTGATGAACGAGGAGCTTACGCTTTCCCAGATGGTGATAAGGATGATTTGGAAAGTGAGTAAGAAGAAACAAAACATAGCGATTGAAGATTTCAAAAATATGGTATTTGCAAGAATGACTCATTTACAAATGAGCAATGAAGAACTTATTAAATTAAGTGGCGTTACCAATTCAAAAGTATATGGTTTGAAATACGGAAATAACAAAAGTATCAAACTAGATGAAATTATTAAAATTGCTAAGGCTTTAGATATAGATTTAAACAGATTGAAAGGAGACCATAAAATGCGAGGTTTTGAATTAATTGAGGGAATGAACGGTGAATTGCCAATAAAAGCAACCATCCACAGTGCAGGAGTTGATTTTATAGCTAGCGCTGATATCAGAATACCTGCTTTTAGATTTAAAGGTGAGGCAACGTTAGTGCCTACTGGAGTTAAAGCTTTTATGCAAAAAGATGAATACTTACAAATATTCGCTAGAAGCAGCATACCAGTAAACTTAGGATTGATAATGAGTAACGGTGTAGGAATCGTAGACGCTGATTACTACAACAATCCTAAGAATGAGGGACACATTATGATTGAGTTTACCAACTTAACAAACAAGCATATCACGATTGAAAAAGGCACTAGAATTGCACAAGGAATATTTAACAAAGTATTACCAGTTACGCACGGTGTACGACTTAAAAACGATACTAGAAATGGCGGGTTTGGTAGTACAAATGATTAAAATAGATAAAAAGACGATAGGAATTGCAATAAATACACTTAGAACTATCAATAAATATAGTTTACAACAATTTGCAAATATGGTTGGAGTTAGTGAAGAAACCATTTTAAAGTGGGAAAAAGGAATAGAAATACCAACTAAAAAGCAAATAAAAATAATTAAAAGAATACCTAATAATTTTAAAGGAGAACGAAAATGCAAGTAACAATAGATAAAGAAATTTTAGAAATATTAGAAATTTTAAAAGCCTCAAAAGATAAATTAGATACTTCAATTAATATCTTATTACTTGAGGGAATTGATTCAACGGTATCAAATGAAATGTTTTTAGCAAGTGAAACGACAAAAGAATTTGTAAAACTTAAAGTTATGGACCTAAAACTTAAATACATGCTTAAAATGTTGGAAGATTTAAACGATGATTAAATTACATAAACAATGTGAAAAGAGGTGATGTAAATGTCTAAAGTAAAATTGCACCCACACCAAGTAAGAGCAATAAAAGCTGCTAAAGGAAGAAATAAAGTAGCTTATTACTTAGATATGGGTTAAGGCTTAGGAAAAACGTTCGTAGCTAGTGAGCAAGCTAAACTATATCAAAACGATGTAATATTGGTTATTTGCCAAAACTCCAAGGTTAGTGACTGGAACGAACATTTTGAACAGTTTTACGATAATAAAGTATTTGCTATTACTAACGTAAAAATATTACAAAACTACCTTAAATATACTGGTAAGAAAGTAGCTGTAATTAACTATGAGAAAACATATCGTGAGAATTACAAGGACCTTTTAAAACTAGAAAACTTTACATTGATTATTGATGAAAGTTCAGTATTAGGAAATAGCAAAACTAATATATCAAAAACAGTACAGAAGTTAAAATTTAAAAATCTGATCTTACTATCTGGAACGCCAACTAGTGGTAAGTATGAAAAGCTTTGGACACAGCTTAATTTGTTAGGTTGGGAAATCAAAGAAAATAAATTTTATGACCAATTCTTAAATAGAAGTTTGCTGAAAAGGTTCGGAAGAACATTTTATCAAATTAATAAAAGTGAACCTTATAAAAATGTAGATAGGTTAAAACGTAAAATGAGGGAATACGGTTGTGTATTCATGAAAACAGAAGAAGTTTTTGACCTACAAAAACAAAACTTTATTGAAATGAAAGTTAAAAACGATAAATATTATAAGGAATTTGAGAAACATGCAGTAGTTGAATTTAAAAGTAAGCTATTTGGTGAAGTTGAATATGTTGGAGATACTCAACTAAAAGAAAGGTTATTTTTAAGACAGTTAGCAAGTATTCACAACGAAAACAAGAAAGAAAAATTAAAGGATATAATCAACTCAACTGAGGGAAGATTAATCATATTTTACAATTTTAATCACGAAAAAGAAGCAATTAAAAGTTGCATACCAAAAGATAGACCAATTTCTTATGTAAATGGAGAATTGGTTGATAAAGAAAATTATAATAACGCTGATAATTCAATCACGCTTATGCAATATCAAGCAGGGGCGAAAGGACACAACATGCAAAAAGCAAATCACTTGATCTTTTATTCGCCAACAGAAAAATGTGAAGACTACATGCAAAGCATTAAAAGGATTCACAGAATAGGACAGGAGAAACCTTGCTTTTATTACAAGTTAGTTGTTCAAGATTCGATAGAAGAAGATATTTATAAAGCATTAGAAAGAGGAGAAGATTACACAAATGAGCTATTCAATACAAGAATTCGAAAATAAATACCTACAAGATTTTAAAAAGTTACGACTGTTAGAGGAAGAAAAGAAAAAATTAGATGAATTATCTAAGGCAGCAAAAAGTGAGCTATTGGAAGCCATGCTAGAAGCTGGTGTAAAATCAATCGACAATGATTTTATTAAAGTGATGGTAACTAACCCTAGTGAAGTTATATCTGTTGACTTAAAAGCATTCCAAAAGAAAGAACCAGTAGCGTATGCGGAACTATTAGAAGACTATCCGAAAGTTACAAAACGTTCAGAAAGTTTAAGAATTACATTGAAATGATTAATAGATTAAAAGAAGCAAGAAAAGCTAGAGGGTTAACACAAGTTGAAGTTTGTAAACTGGTGTTTATAGACCAAAACTCATTATCATTATTTGAAAATAATCACCGTTTACCAAAACTAGATATGGTTGAGAAACTAGCTAAATTATACAATGTTAACCCAGCATGGCTGGTAGGTTGGAGTGATGAAAAATGATGAGCGAAAAAGCATTTGAAAACAAAATAAAGAAATTTCTAAAAGAAAAAGGTTGTTATTTCCTAAAATATAACCCTGAGTATTTTGGAATTAAAGGCACACCCGATTTATTAATTTGCTGCAATGGTTACTTTTTAGGAATTGAGGTAAAACGTGAAACGGGAAAGCCTAGCAAATTACAACTAAAGAAAATCGAAGAAATAAAAAACGCTGGAGGAATTGCCATGGTGCTATATCCTAGTGGTTTTGAAAAATTTAAAGAATTAATAGAGGAGTTATGCAATGAATAAAGCAAGAGTACAAATACAAAAAGATTTTGGAGATTACACTGATAAAATGTATAGTTTTTACACAGATTTTAATGATTTAAAAGCTGGAGATATCGTTACAGTTTTAACGGCTTATGGTATCAAACTAGCAGTATTTGTTGAATATGATACTTCAAAATATGAACCTATGAACTTTTTACTACATAAAATAAGTGGTTCTTCAATATCACTCAGAAAAATGGAATTGAAAGAAAAGTTAGTTGATTCTACATTAAAAGAAATGAACGACTTTGTAAAAAGAGTATATGCGCTATAGTTACTCAAGAGTATCATTATTTGAACAATGCAAGTATGCTTTTCAATTTAAGTATATTTTTGAAATTGAAACAATACCTAGCCTTGAAGCTAATAACCCGTTAATAATAGGTAGTGCGGTTCACGGTGGAATCGAGGGAAAGGACTATGAGAAATTATACCTTGAGAACTTTCCAAAAATAACTGATCTTCATGTTAATGAATTAATTAAAATGAATGTGCAGGTTGACCGTGTAATCAGGAAGTTAAACGCCTTTAATTGTGAATATGAAGTTGAAATATCAACTGATAACTTCTTAGGGTTTATTGATTTAGTTATTCACAATAAAGACGGTAGTGTAAGTATATTTGATTTTAAATACTCAAACAACGTTGAAAATTACTTAAATTCAAGGCAGTTGCATATTTATAAATACTACTATGAAAAAATCTTTAATAAACCAGTTAAAGATTTAGGTTATATCTTTATACCAAAAACTTTTATCAGACAAAAAACAAAAGAAGACTTGCACGGATTCAGAAAAAGAATTGTAGCAAGTTTAGAACAACCATTTATTAGATATGTTGAATACGATGAAACAAAAGTAAATGAGTTTTTCAAAATTATTAAGAAAATAGAAAATACAGATTTTAAGGGGTTATTTCCAAAATGTAATAATCCACATTGTGAATATTGTAGAGGAGAAAATTATATGTTTAAATTACCAGAAAACAAAAAACGCGAAAAGGTTATCGATACGAAACCAGATTTATGGATTTATGCCGATAGCTATGTAGGAAAATCAACTTTTGTTGATAAATTTGAGGACCTATTATTTATCAATACTGACGGAAATACAGATAACACTGAAAGCCCGTTTGTATTAATTAGAAATGAGAAAAAACAAGAGGGACGTTTAATTAAAACTAAATTCGGTTGGGAATCATTCCTGGAAGTAATCGACAGTTTAGAAACACAAGAAAATACTTTTAAAACAATAGCGATTGACCTAGTAGAAGATTTAAGAGATTTATGCAGGTTGTATATTTTCGATAAATACAATTGGGAACATGAATCTGATGGTGGATTTGGTAAAGGTTGGCAAATGGTTAGTAGTGAATTTAATACAGCCATGAAACGATTAAAAAGCTTAGGATATCAAATAGTTTATATCTCAAAAGAAAAACGTGAAGAAGTTAAGTTAAGAAACGGAAATACTAGAACGATTTTTACACCTAACATCGACGATAAAACAGCAAACGTATTATCAGGTACTGTAGATTTAACGGTAAGAGCGTTTATTGATGAAGAGGGTAAACGTAAATTACAACTTAAGAAAGTAAATAATGCATTTGGTGGAGGTAGATTTAATTTTAAACGTGATTTAATCGACTTAGATATGAATGAGTTTAAAGAAGCACTTATCGAAGCACAAGACGGGGTGAAAAGTAAAGAGGTAGTTAAAGAGGTAGTGAAAGAAACTACACCGCCAGACACTTCAATTTCAGATACTGTAGAAGTTGAGGTGGTAGTGGAGGAGAAACCAAAACGAAGACGAAAAACTAAACCAGCAGTAGAAGAAGAATTATTTGTAGTAACAGATGATGAGGGAAATGAAGTAGTTAACCCGTTCACTGAAGAAGTAGAATCAGAAAAAACAGAAACTAAAACTAGAAGAAGACGCAGAGGAGAATAAGAACAATGGCAATCGATTTTAGCAAATATGACAGAGAAACAGATTTAGAGGGATTAAAAGAAGACACTCAAAAGGCAATTGAAAACGGCGGAGAATTTGATGAAGTCCCCCCAGGTACTTATGAGGTAGCAATATCAGAACTTGAACTTACTATGAGTAAGAGCGATAAACCAATGGTTAAAATTTGGTACACAATTTTAAGTGGAGATTATGAAAATAACAAAATTTTCCAATACCAACTAGTGGATACTGGACAAAAACTGGCGATTATTAAGCCGTTACTTGAAAAGTTATCTGATGGAGAAATTGAAGTATCATTTGAATCATTCGCACAGTATGCAAACTTAATTGATGAAATTAAAGATTTTGCTGAAGATAATTCACTAGAATATTCACTAGAATACGGTGAGAACAAAAAAGGCTTTAAAACTTACAAAATTTTAGAGGTATTCGAGGGTTAACCGCCCTCGACCTCCACGGAGGTAAACAATGATATTTTATTACATTAAAAACAGCGATCTTCACATTGCTGATTTTAATACAAAGAAAAATTTAATCATAGATAACAATGATGATTTAGATAAATTCATCAAAAGAAATAAAAAAGAAATATGGATAACGTACGACCAAGCGGACCATTTAAAGAATGTTGTAACGGTTTATGATTGCAAGGATAAGTATTCAATACAGTATAAGATGAATAGTTACAATGTTAAGACGGAACTTGAAGCAGTAGTAGAAACTTTCTTTGAAAATATCGACACTTACAAATGCAAGATGGCGTTGATTAATGAATTTAAACTACCTAAATATTTAATAAACTCAAGCATTGCTAGTATTACTGCTTATGCAATAGGTGGCACACCTTGTTATAAAGATGAGTTTGATTTTATGAAACTGGATATTTTATTCAAGTATTCACACGTTAGAAACTTTTTTGTAAATAATAACAACTATTCACAAAAGTACAAAACTATGATAGCAGGCGTTGAACATACTTACGGTTACGGCGGTTGCCATGGTGCGAGGAAATCTTACTGCAGCAGTAAACCTGTTCTAGTAATCGATATTGAAGCTTTCTATCCTACAATGTTGAACAGGTTAGGTTATTTTAACATTAAAAAAATATCACGTGCAAAATATATTCACGAACAGAACCTAAAATTAAAAGGTAAACCCGAAAGACTACCTTACAAGCTAGCTGATAATAGTATCGTAGGTAATTTTAAAAATAAATATAGTGATCTTTACAACCCTAGAGCAAGTAATACTATTTGTGTTAACGGACAACTATTAATTACCTTGTTAATTGAAATGCTTGAACCTCATATAAAACTAATTCAAACAAATACTGACGGAATTATTGTTGAATATGACGATTTCGACACGATAGATAGAATTTGCGAAAAGTTCGAAGATTTAACAAGGTATAATCTGACGTTTACTTGTTACGATAAAATTTTTCAGAAAGATGTTAATAATTATTTGCTCATAGGAGACGAAATAAAGGCTGTAGGAGAGCTTAAAGAGTGTTCGGAGGGTAATTATACCGAAAGTATAATCAAACGCTCTATACGCGCTTATTTGACCTCTGGTGAGAAAATAGCTGTAACTATTAATAATTGTAAAGAAGAACGTGAATTTCAAATATTAGCAAAGCCAGATTATAGAGTTTTCGCAAATTGGTACGGTAGACCTATTAAAGGTATATTTTCTTTTGATGTATCTAATCAGTTTAAATACTATGATGAAAGTTGGTACATTTCAGAAGCAATTAGGAGGGTTAAAAAGTATGGAGTCACTTTATAAAGGATACGTCAAGACGAACGGTAAAAGCTCGCTTGATAAATTTAAAAACGGTGAAGAACTCCGAACACTTGAAGAAGTAAAGAAATTAAAATCTTATGGCGGTGTACTTAGGGACGATGTAATTCTTATCGATGTAGACGATGAGGAAAGTTCTGAAAAGCTGATGAACCTTGTTGAAGAAAAACAACTGAATTGTAAAGTTTATCAAACTTCAAGAGGAAAGCATTTTGTTTTTAAAAACAAAGGTGTTACAAAAAATTATACTAACGTTAATTTAGCGATAGGAATTAAAGCTGATATTAAAGTAGGTTTAAATAATTCTTATCAAGTGCTTAAAAAAGATGGTGCTGAAAGATTTGTAGAGTGGGACAGCGATACTTACGATTCGTTACCTAAATATTTAAGACCTATTAAAAGTAGTTACGATTTTGGGAATTTGCATGAGGGAAGTGGAAGAAATAGCACGCTATTTAAGTATATCTTAACGCTGCAAAGTTATGATTTTGAGAAAGAAGAAGTCAGGGAAACAATAAGATTAATCAATGAATTTATACTAGATGACCCCTTATCAGAAAATGAGGTTGATGTGATCTTAAGAGATGACGCTTTTTCTGAAGAAATTTTTTACAAAGAAGGCAAATTCAACTATCACAAGTTCTGTAAATTCTTAATTAGTAATCATAATATTAAGCGAATAAACGGAAATTTACACGTTTATAAGGACGGAATATATGAATATGGAAACATAGAGCTAGAACGTACTATCTCAAAGTATATGCCGAACTTCACAATTGGACAACGTAGAGAAGCGCTGGCAATGTTAGAACTATTAGTAGAACAAGAATATCAACTAAGGGATTACAATTATATAGCGTTTAAGAACGGATTATATAACATTAAAACTGATGAATTTATTAGTTTTACACCCGATATTATTATCACTAACAAAATAAATTGGAATTACAACCCTAAAAGTTACGCTAGCTTAACAGATGAAATTTTAAACAACTTAGCTATCAATAACAAGGAAATTAGAATGTTAATTGAGGAAATGATAGGTTATACATTTTACAGACGTAACGAGTTGAGGAAAGCTTTTATTTTAACAGGTCAGAAGCAAAATGGGAAAAGTACATTCCTTAATATCTTAAAAGAATTATTAGGAAGTAAAAACACTTCAGTATTAGATATTAAACATTTAAACGATAGATTTTCAACTGCGATGATGGTTAATAAATTAGCTAATATTGGTGACGATATTTCAAATAAAAAACTATACGATACTGAACAGTTTAAAAAAATTGTATCGGGTGAAAAAATTACAGCCGAACAAAAAGGCCGTGATAAGTTTGAATTCACTCCTTACTGTAAGTTAATTTATAGTGCGAATAACATTCCTAAATTAGGTGATGGAGATGACGCACCTGCAGTATTAAGTAGGTTGGTAATTGTGCCTTTTAAAGCTTACTTTGATAGTAGCAGTCCTGACTATAAGCCGTTTATAATTGATGATTTGATAACTGAAGAAAGCATGGAGTACTTGATTAATTTAGGTATTGCAGGGTTAAAACGTGTATTAAAAAATAGGAAGTTTACGGAAAGTGAATATACTAGCAAGGAGTTTGAAGAATACAAGAAAGAAATTGATCCTGTTAGTGAATATTTAGAAATGTTGAATGTAGATTTAATTGTAGGTGAGAAATCTAGTACTATTTACAATGAATACGTTGAATATTGTAACCGTGAGGGTTACGAAAGTATACCTAACAAAGCTTTTAGTAGAAAAATTAATAATCATTTTAATTTAACGACTAAAGATAGAAGAGTAGATGGAGTAGTTACAAAAGTATATTTAAAAAATATGTAGCTATATGTAGCTATATGTAGCTATATTTAAAAAATATAGCAACACCTTTAAAGCGTTGGTATAACTGATTTTTTAAGAGGGGTGTAGCTATGTTGCTATATTTTGTGAAATCTTTATATAGTAGTTATATATATATTATATATATAAATATAAAGAAAATTACTTATATATAATATATATAGCTACACTGAAAACAGTATGAAAACTTATAAAATAAACGTTCGTAAAGGTTGCTATATTTTTGACGGAGGAAGAAAAATGAACAAGCAACAAAGAGTAAGACGTGAAATGGAACGTCACAAAATGGCAAATTACATTGCTAAAGAAAGACAGGATGTGTTCATCCAGTCAATTTTAATACTAATGTACACATTAAGAAATGATTATAATTTTGGACAAAAGAGGGTTATGGATTTTATAAGTAAGTTTCTTGATAATATGACTGATTTCAAATTAGGTAAGTATTACACTAGACCTATGATAATTGAAACGTTAGAAACTGAATTAAGTTTAAATGTAGAACAATTTATTAAAAGTGAGGTGTTAAAGACTTATGAAAGGTTTCAAAAAGGAGTTTAAAGCATGTTAGAAAAAATAATAGTTACTGGTATAAAGGTTATATTTTGGGTTTCAGTTATTCTGTATTTCATATTTTTATTTAAAGATTTGCAAGATAGTCATAACATTAAAGATGAAAATACAGAATTGAAAATAAAAAACGCAAGATTAGAAGAAAAAGTCAAAGAATTGGACGACAGACAAGCTGAACTAACAAAAAAAATAGCAGAATTGAACGGGATAGGAGGATAAGGAATGAAAGAGAACTATGAAAGATTAAAGGATATAGCAGCAACTTATGGATATGACAAATTGGAAAAAGAGACTGAGAAAAAATTGATAATAAGTAACGGATATTTTCATGAATTAAGAATATTGCATGATGAAGTAAATCGAAAATTTGGTATGAAAATAGTGAATAAAATTTATGATTCAACAATTTTTACAGTTCTTACTTTTCATTATGGAGATTTTCTACTTGAATTTGAAAAAGCTTTAAAAATAAATATGAATCGTATTTTTAAAGAGTCGATGAGAATGATAAATTTAGATGTGTAGGAGAGTAAGAAATGATTAAAAAAATATGGAATAACATAGAAATTATACTAATCACAATTTCAATGTTGCTAGCGATGTTTACAGCAGGTTTGATATTAGGGGTATATGTATCAAGTAACACGATTGAGGAGCTTTCTAATGACAATATAGTCAAAGAAAGGACTATCCAGCAACAAAAGGAACGTATAAGAGAACTACAAATGTTTAAGCAGTTGAAGGAGATTTACGGGTAATGATAGGAGATGTATTTTTATTCATAAAACAGTTTTTGAAAGAGCAGTTTTGCATACATGAATATGTTCGTAAGAGTATAGATATTTCTACATGGAAAGTATGCAAGAAATGTGGAAGAGTTAAACTTTAGGAGGAAAATAATATGCCGAATTGGTGTGAAGGATATTTAAAAATAAGAGGAAAAAAAGAGGATATAGTAAATTTTGTAGAAAATGAAATTAGATTAATTAAATCAAAAGACATTTTTTCAGAACCAGAATATCTTGAAATAAAAATGATAAAAGATTCATATGAATATAGCTTTAAGTATAAAAAATCATTTAGAGAGTATTTGCATTTGAAAAATACTAGAAGATTTTTCGTAGAAAGTGAAGAAATATCATTTTATTATTATGAAGATGAAGTTTGTTATTTAACTTTAGAAGTTAAACAAGCATGGGCTATTAATATTCAAGAACTTTTAGTAGAACATAGTAAAAAATATCATGTTGATTTTAATATATATGCTAGTGAGAGTGGTATGGAATTTGAACAATATATTACTGTTGTTAACGGAGAATTGGTAAAAAATGAAGCAAGAGAATATACTGATTTTCAATTTGAAGCAATTAACCCGGAATTAGGAGGGTAAAATATGAAATACATTTTAAGTATTGTAATGAAAAATGGCGAAACAATTAAAGTGATAGCAACTAAAAAGGATATGGACAATTTAAAAGATGCTATATTTTATGCTGATACTTATCCGAAGGTTGTGTATTGGATAAATGATATCGAAATAAACGCTAAAGATATTGAAGATTTTTATTATGCCAAGATAATAAAGGAGATAAAAATATGAACTTTTTAGACTTATTTGCCGGTATTGGTGGTTTCCGATTAGGTATGGAACGAGCCGGGCATAAATGTGTAGGATTTTGTGAGATAGATAAATTTGCAAGATCAAGCTATAAAGCAATGCACAACACAGAAAATGAAATAGAATATCATGATATAAAAGAGGTGACTAATGAAGAATTTAGAAAACTTAGAGGAAAGGTCGATGTTATTTGCGGAGGTTTCCCATGCCAAGCCTTTTCAATTGCAGGAAAACAATTGGGATTTGAGGACGCTAGAGGAACTTTATTCTATGAAATTGCTAGAGCAACCAAAGAAATCAAACCACGCTATTTATTGCTTGAGAACGTCAGAAACTTACTATCACACGACAAAGGGCAAACATTCACTAGAATACTTAAAATCTTGGATGAATTGGGGTATGATGTCGAGTGGCAAGTGCTTAACAGCAAAAATTTCGGAGTCCCACAGAATAGAGAACGTGTGTTCATTGTCGGACATCTTAGAGCAGAATGTACCTACAAAGTATTTCCTATCCAAGGAGAAGACAAGGAATTTAATACTAACGGAGAAATAAAACAAGTAGGTAATATAGTAAACACTACTAGTTTTGGTGGTAACCCACAACGAGGTCGTATATATAAAACTGATGGAATAAGTCCAGCGTTAAATTGTGTTGGCGGTGGAGGGTTAGAACCTAAAATACTAGTAAGAGAAGCTACAAAACAAGGTTACACGGTGGCTGATGTTGGAGATAGTATCAACTTCTCACATCCCAACTCAAAAACCCGCCGAGGTCGAGTAGGAAAAAATATTGCTAATACACTTCTTACAAGCGATGAACAATGTGTTGTATTACCTCAAATTATTCAAAGGCCACATGGATTTAATAAAGGAGGAGCACACAATATAGCACCTACGTTGACAAAAAGCAGTTATCAAGAAAATAATTTTTTGAAAACAGAAGGTGTTAGTATCAGAAAACTTACACCCCGTGAGTGTTGGAGGTTGCAAGGTTTTCCCGATTGGGCATTTAACAAAGCACAAGCGGTTAATAGCAATAGTCAACTTTATAAACAAGCTGGTAATAGCGTAACTGTAAATGTAATTGAAGAGATAGCTAAAAGGCTGAAATAGGAGGTGAGAGGATGAAAATTGACGATAGAGAATTTGAAATAATATTCACAATGAAAGACGATGAAACTATTTGTGTTAAGGCTAGTAAAAACACTATTGATAATGTATATAAATTACATAGAGATTTAGACGAGATCAAAGGAAATGTAATACTAGATTTTGATGGTAAGTTAATTGATTTAAAAGAAGTAGACTATTTTAGATGGTATGCAATTTAGGAGGGAAAAGAAATGAAACAACCTAAAGTATTTACTATGTATTTATGGAAAGCACTAGAAGTAGAATACATTAACTTTAAGGATGAAAGAGTTGAAGTTTACGATGAAGAATATAATGAATATCATTTATATGCATTTAAAGATGTTAAATTCATGGGAAATACAGGATTAAAAGATAAAAACGGTGTAGAAATACATTTAGGAGATATCGTTGAAATATTAGAAAAGCATTTTGAAGTGAAATACAAATCTTTTAAAGGTTTTGTAATTGAAAGTGAAAAACATATTGATTGTATATATTTATCGTTAGAAGCGAATAATGAATCAGCATGTGTAGTTGGTAATATTTACGAAAATAAGGAATTGTTGGAGGATTAATTAATGAACTATGAAGAATTAAAAGAAGCTAATGAATTAATAGATGAATTACATAAGATTAACTGGGTAATTAAAAAAATAGGAATAGAAAAATGTGTTCCTATGTATTGTTTCAATTATAAAGCTATACTTTTTGATGAGCAAATGGAGAAAGTATTAGATATTTTAAAAGAAATTAGAGATGAAATGGTTAAAAGGTTAAATGAGTTAGGGGTGACTGAGGTTGACGATATATGATTTAACGATTAAATATAATAACGGTGAAACAGTAACTGTTGAAGCTAATATAGTGAATATTCAAGTGTTATTTCAAGCTATTAAAGATTCTGAAGATTCATTCATGTATATTTGGATTGGATCTGAACTAATTAATGTTAATAACATTGATTATTTTCACTGGAGTGCAAAGGAGGAATAGAAATGCTGCCGTCAATTGTAATAGGGTTATTTTGGAGTGTATGTGCAGTTGTGGAGATGATAGCTTTAGTTATAGCAATGTACGTTTTAGCAACTTTATTAAAGGAGTTTACGAAAGATGAAAATTAAACGTGTAGGAAATGACAAAAGAAGATATTTAGAGCGTATCTGGTGGTATGAAGATAGGATTGACAGCTTACAACGAAGTCTAAAAGCTGAAGAACAACGTAAGCAAGGGGTTAAAGCTATTGATTATCGTAAAGAACAGATTAAAGGTGGTAATCAGGATAGTTGGGAAGCTTTGATTGATAAAACTGATCGATATAAACAAGATATTATTGACACGTGCCTTAAAGCTGTAGAACTTAAAAAAGAAGTGTTAGAGGTTATTAATCAAGTGAAGAATCCAAAATTACAACTTCTGTTAACTCTTAGATATATAGAACGCCTTAATTGGGATGTTATCGAGGAGAAAATGGAACTACCACAAAATACTAGAAATAAATTACATGCACAAGCATTAAGTGCAATCAAAATACCTAATAATAGATAATATTTTATTATATTTTATAATATTTTATTATATTTTATAATATAATATTACCAAAGATAATAATTAATGTGCTATTATGATAGAGTAATATTTTTACAAGTTCTCTTTTAAGTAAAAGTATTTTGTCAGCAATATAAAAAGTACCTGTTCGCAGGTGCTTTTTTATTTTATTAGGAGGAAGATATGCAAATAGTAAATATTAATATTAATGATATAAAAGAATATGAAAATAACGCTAAAATTCATACTGATGAGCAAATAGAACAAATAGTGACTTCTATTGAAAGATATGGAAACAATGATCCAATAGCAATTGATGAAAATAATGTGATTATTGAGGGTCACGGACGCTATCTTGCTTTAAAAAGGTTAGGTGTGGAAAAAGTACCAGTTATTAAATTGGAACATTTAACTGAAGAACAGAAACGTGAATATATATTAGTTCATAATAAGCTTACTATGAATACTGGTTTTGATTTAGATATTTTAGAACAAGAATTAGATAAAATTGAATTTGATATGACTAATTTTGATTTTGAAAAGTTTGAACAAATATTTGAAGAAGAAACAAGTGAATTGAATAAAGAAATTGAATTATCAGAGCTTGAAGATAAAGTAATGTTGAAAGTTGAATTTGGTTATGATGAGTATCAAATGGTATTAGAAAGATTACATGAAATCAATGAAGATAAAAGATTGGCCTTGTTAGAGGTGCTCGATGTATAACTGGAGTTTTAAAGATTATCCTAAGAAGAACGGTTTAAAAGTATTCGGTACCTTTATTTGTGGTGGTGGCTCTACTATGGGATTTAAGCTTGCAGGATTTGAACATTTAGGCGGTGTAGAAATAGACCCTAAAGTTGCTGAAGTCTACAAACTTAATCACAACCCTAAATATTTATACAACGAAGATATAAGAACTTTTTTAGCTAGAGATGAATACCCAGAAGAACTATATAATCTTGATGTTTTAGAGGGGAGTCCACCTTGTTCAAGTTTTTCATTAGCTGGAAATCGCGAGAAAGACTGGGGCAAAAAGAAAGTATTTGCTGAGGGACAAGCTGAACAAAGATTAGATGATTTATTCTTTGACTGGATAAAACTTGTTGATAAGTTGCAGCCTAAAATTGCAATAGCTGAGAATGTTAAAGGAATGATTATTGGAAGTGGTAGAGCTTATTCAAAGAAAATCATTGAAGAATTAAATAAAATCGGTTATGATGTGCAACTATTTCTGTTAAATGCTTCAACTATGGGTGTACCGCAAAAAAGAGAGCGTGTATTTTTTATCTGTAGAAGAAAGGATCTGAACTTGCCTGAATTACAATTAAATTTTAATGAGAAGCCTATAAAATTTAAAGAAGTTAGAGAAAAGGGCAAAGGTGAAGAAGTCAAAGGTGTAGCAGGTGAATTATTAGCATACGCGAAAAAGGGTGAAACTAACCTAGAGAAAGCTTGTATTAGACTTAGAGGGAAAGGTTCATTCTTTAATACGGTGTTGTTTAGTGATGAAAATGTACCTAATACAATATTAACTAGTGGATATCTACCAATCAAATTTGAAGATAAGTTATTTGCAACTGAGAATGAATTGAAATTAATTAGTTCATTTCCTCAAGATTATAAATTTAAGAATAAACCACCTATATGGTTTATGGGAATGAGTGTTCCTCCTGTTATGATGTGTAAAATAGCTAGAGAACTTGCTAAACTGTTGGGAGGTGACTAGTATCGCTAGAGGTAAGTACCAAGAGTGGTTAGAACAAGATAACTTATTAATGATTGAGGGTTGGGCACGTCAAGGACTTACTGATGAACAGATAGCTAAGAATATGGGTATAAAAAAATCAACCTTTTATGATTGGTTGAAAAAGTATCCGGACATTTCGGACTCCCTAAAAAGGGGAAAGGCTCCAGTAGATTTTGAAGTTGAGAACGCACTTTTAAAACGTGCAATTGGTTTTGAGTACGAAGAAACAGAAACTATCATTGAAGAAATTGACGGTAAACAGAAAAAGAAAGTTAAAAGAATTAAGAAAGTAGCACTTCCAGAAACTAGTGCTATTATTTTTTGGCTTAAAAATCGTAAACCTGAACAATGGCGTAAATTTAATCCTGTGGTAGAAGCTAAAATTAAAGCTGAAACTCAAGCTTTATTAAAAGATACTGAGGTTGCACCTAGTGAGAATATTATAATTGTGGATAGGTGGGACGATGAATAAAATATTTTATGTTCAGAAGAACGTTAACCCACACTTTAAGTCAGTATGGTGTTCAAAAGTGCCTTACAACGTGCTAAAAGGTGGTAGGAATAGTTTTAAGTCTTCAGTTGTAGCATTAAAACTGGTTAATGATATGGTTAAAATGATAGCTAAAGGTGAGAAAGCTAATGTTGTAGTAATTAGGAAAGTAGCAAATACAATTCGTGATAGTGTCTTTAATAAAATTAATTGGGCCATTAATTTATATGGCTTAAGTGATTCATTTAAAAGCACAGTATCACCGTTTAAAATCACACATAAAGCTACAGGTTCAAGCTTTTATTTCTATGGTGCAGATGACTTTCAAAAGTTAAAATCAAATGATATTAACAACATCATAGCGGTTTGGTATGAGGAATCAGCGGAGTTTGACAGCAAAGAAGAATTTGACCAGACAAACATCACATTCATGAGGCAGAAACATAAATTAATACCGTTTGTGCAGTTCTTTTGGAGTTATAACCCACCTAGAAATCCTTATGATTGGATTAATGAGTGGAGCGAAGAAATGAAAACAGTTGAGGGTTATTTGGTCCATGAATCAAATTATTTAAACGATGAATTAGGTTTTGTTACCGAGCAAATGTTGGCAGATATTAACCGCATTAAAGAAAATGACTTTGATTATTACCGCTACATTTATTTAGGTGAACCAGTCGGATTAGGAAATAACGTTTATAATATGGCTTGCTTTCACGCTTTAGATGAATTACCTAGCGATGATAAAATCATAGGAATATCTTATGCTCTAGATACAGGACACCAACAAAGTGCCACGGCTTGCGGTGCTTACGGTATTACTGCTAAAGGAAATGTAATCTTATTAGATACTTTTTATTATTCTCCAGCAGGTAGAAGTGTTAAAGCTGCACCCAGTGATTTAACTATTATGATTAATGATTTTATTACTGGAGTACAGGAGAAATACAATGTACCTATTATTAGGCGAACAATAGACAGTGCAGAGGGAGCTTTAAGGAATCAGTATTTTAAAGATTTTGGAATTAGGTGGAATCCAGTGGCAAAACTGAAAAATCAAACTATGATTGATACAGTAACCAGTTTACTTGCACAAGGTAGGTTCTTTTATTTGAATAATGAAAATAATAAGATATTCATTGAAGAACATAAAATGTATAGGTATGATGAAAAAACTATAAATACACCTGAACCAAAAGTAGTTAAAGAAAATGACCACACAGTTGATGAATTTAAGTATTTTGTTTTAGATAACTCAAAACTATTAGGATTAAAAGTGTAGGAGTATAAAAATGAAAATTATACAGTTTATAAAGAATATATTTAAAAGGAGCAAATATACAATGCAAGGTAGTTTAAATAGTATATTAGACCATCCGAAAATTGTTGTGTCTTCCGAAGAATACAACAGGATTCAGAACAATTTGAGATACTTTCAAAGTAAATTTAACGATGTTACCTATCTAAATACAGATGGAGAACAGAGAACAAGGAAATTTAATCATTTGCCACTTGCAAGAACAGCATGTAAGAAGATAGCAGGGTTAGTTTACAATGAACAAGCTGAAATAACAGTTGATAATGAAACGATTAATGAGTTTGTTAATGATATCTTGTTAAATGATAGGTTTAATAAAAACTTTGAAAGATATCTTGAAAGCTGTTTAGCTTTGGGTGGTATGGCAATGCGACCATATTTTGATGGCAAAACAATTAAGATAGCATTCATTCAAGCACCTGTTTTTTTACCATTACAAAGTAACATGCAGGACGTAAGCAGTGCAGCAATCATTACTAAGACTGTTAAAAGTCAAGGTAAGACAAATATTTATTACACATTAGTTGAATTTCATGAGTGGAATGATGAAGATTTAACAATTACAAATGAACTTTACAAGTCAAATAATTCAAGCACAATTGGTAGTCAAGTATTATTGAGTGAACTATATGAAGATCTAGAAGAAAGTATAGTTATTAAAGGACTAAGTAGACCGTTATTCACTTATTTAAAAACTCCTGGAATGAACAACAAAGATATTAATAGTCCGTTGGGGTTATCTATTTTCGATAATGCGAAAACAACAATTGATTTCATTAATAGAACTTATGATGAGTTCATGTGGGAAATTAAGATGGGACAGCGTAGAGTTGCTGTTCCTGATGGATTAACAAACATGACTTTCCAAGCTGGTAAAGATAATAAGTTCGTGACTAAACGAAGATTTGAAACAGATCAAAATGTATTCGTTCAAATAGGTGGTGGACTTGATGATAATAAAATCGTTGACTTAACTACACCTATTAGAGCTGATGATTACATTAAAGCTATTAACAAAGGATTAGCAATGTTTGAAATGCAAGTTGGAGTTAGTGGTGGAATGTTTAGTTTTGACGGAAAGACAATGAAAACAGCGACAGAAGTTGTCAGCGAAAATTCAGATACATTCCAATTAAGAAACAGCATTGTATCTTTAGTTGAACATTCAATCAAAGAACTTGTAGTATCTGTTTGTGAATTAGGTAAAGCACATGGAATATACCACGATGAAATACCTAAACTTGAAGATATATCTGTTAACCTTGATGATGGAGTGTTCACAGATAGAAATGCAGAGCTTGATTATTGGGTTAAAGCCTTAGCAAGTGGAATTGTTAGTAAGCAATATGCGATTTCTAAAGTATTAGGGGTTACTGATGAAGAAGCTAGTAAGATGTTAAATGAAATCAACGAAGAAGTACAACCGAACCTAGATGAAACTGATGAGGTAATCTATGGAGATAAAGAATAATGATGGTAACTATTGGATAAAATCAAAAGAAGTTGAAAACTTATATCATGAGTTGTCAATGGAAATGATGAAAAACATAGTCAGAAGATTAAAGCAACGTGGAACGGCTGATTTGATTGAAAATCCTTATGTTTGGCAGTTAGAAAAACTAAACGATATGCATTTAATCACAGAAGAAAATGTTAAGTTAATCTCTAAATATAGTGGAGTTGCTGAAGATGTGTTTAGAGATGTAATTGCTAATGAGGGTTACAAGATTTATCAAGACAGCCATCAACAATTGGCACAGGCTTTGAAGACTAACGCACAACCCAATTATTTAGTTCAGGATAGCTTAAATTCATTAGCTAAGCAAACAATGTTTGAGGTTAACAATTTAATCAATACTACATTACCTAAGGCACTACAGAAGAACTATAAACAGACTTTAGAAAGTGCAGTGGCAAGTGTTGTAGCTGGTACTAAGTCAGATAAAAAAGCATTGTCAGAAGCTGTTTTAAAGATGTATGAGAGAGGTTTTACCGCTTTTAAAGATAGAGGCGGTAAGACGTGGACAGTAGAACGTTACGCACAAACAGTAATACGAACTACTAGTTTCAGAGTATATAGAGAAATGCGTGAAAGGTCAGCTGATGAATTAGGAGTAGACACTTATTATTACAGTGCTAAGTCTAGTGCTAGAGAATTATGTGCACCATTGCAGCATCAAATAGTAACTAAAGGAGTTGCAAGAACTATTAACGGTGAACGGGTGTTAAGTCTTCCAGATTATGGATATGGAAGCCCAGGAGGTTGTTTAGGAATCAACTGTGGACACTATCTGACACCTTTTGTAGTCGGTGTTAATTACAAGCCAGAACTACCAGAATATTTACAACACTTAACAGAAGAAGAAGCTAAACAAAATGCCCTTGATAAAGCAAGGTTAAAAGCTTTTGATCGTGAGATTAGAATTAATAAGGATAAGCAAATACTAGCTAAAGAATTAGGAGATAAAGAACTACAAGCTAAGCTTAAACTTAAAGAAAAAACATTCAAAACTGGAAGAAAAAGTCTTATAGAAAAAAATCCAACTGTAATTGGAAAATATCCTCAAAAAGTGCTTACTAAAGGGGATGAAAAGGTGTATAATAAAGTTAAGAAAGATTATAAAGTTCTGAATAAAGATGAAATTGAATCAATACAAAAAATTAGTGATTCTACTTATAATAAGTTAAATAAAAAAGAATTGAAATCTTTAAAATCATATACGCAAGGTGGATATCAACAAATTAATGATTATTTAGTCGGTGATATTTATTACAACCGTGGAGAAGATGTTGAAAATATTAGGTCAGCTATGAGTAAGTTTAAGTTGGATAGAGATTTAATCGCTTATAGAGGAACTAAGATGAAATATTTCAACGGAGTTAAAGAGGGTGATATTATACCTGGAAATATATTTTATTCAACTAGTTTAGTTAAAGAACGTGCATTAGAATTTTATACTGATATAAGAGATTATTACCAAGAGGACGCAGTATTTCTTGAAATACGTGTTCCAAAAAATACAAATTCTCTATATATCGGAGCTAATACAGATTTTCAGGTTAATGAGAATGAATTATTACTTTCTGATAAATTAAACTATAAGATTAAAAAGATAGATGGAGATCAAATGGTATTGGAGGTACACGAAGATGACAAAAAAGAAATTAGAAGAAAAAGAATTCAATAGGTTTAGTTATTTAAGACACATACCTAATTTTCATAAAACAGATGAAGAATTTGAGGAGTACTGCCAATTTGCTAAAAGGTTAGGACTTCCAAAACCTGATAGAAATTCAAAAGTTAGACCATTACATGAAAAATAAAAGCACTTAGTAAATTTTTACTAGGTGTTTTTATTATACCCAAAATGGAATTTAACCGTTTAATTTCCATTTTCAATATAAAAATACAATTCAAAATGGAAAATTTGGTTGATTTTTCCATTTTCGTCCTGAGCATGACGTTAAAAGGCTTATTTTTTATGCCTTGCACGGTGTAATAGTGCTAAAAATTTAGTCTACAGGACGTAAAACGAAAGGAGCTTAAATTATGAGCTTAAAAAGAGATATGTTAATCGAAGCAGGAGTAACAGATAAGGACGCAATCGATAAAATCATGCAAGCGTACGGTGCAGGGTTGGAGAAAGCGAAGCAACAAGTGAAGTTAGAGTTAACTGCTGAGAACGACACACTAAAACAACAACTTGAATCACAAAACACTAAGCTTGAAGAGTTAACTAAAAGTAATGAAGCTAATTCAGATGTTAAACAGGCGTTAGAAAAATTACAGGAAGAATACAACCAATTCAAGGTAGATAGTGATAACAAGTTGGCACAAATCAATAAAACAAATGCTATTGCTTTGGCACTTAAAGATGTTAAAGCACATGATAGCGACGTTCTAATGAAACTTATCGATGTAGATAAGGTTGAGTTAGGAGAAGACGGGAAACCTAAACTTGATGAGGTGGTTAAATCATTAAGAGAAAGTAAACCATTCTTATTTGAACAGGAACAACAACCTAATACACCTCAGATTACAGTTGGTGGCAACCCTAACGGAAACGGAACAGCAGGTGTTGACCCGTTCCAAGCAATTTTAAACCAATATACACAATAAGAAAGGAATTTTAAAATATGACAACAAATAATAACAATTTACCAGTGCGCCAATACGCACCACAATATAGACAAATGCTATCAACGATTTTCAACGTTCAAAAAGCATTTGCAGGAGTATTAGCTCCAATTCAAACATTAGATGGAGTACAATTTAATTCTAAGGCTTTCTTAGTTAAAACTAACGCTACACCAGTAGTAGTAGGAACTTACAATCCAGATTCAACAAAAGTATTTGGAGCAGGAACTGGAACAGGAAGCCGTTTTGGAGAATTAAAAGAAGTAATCTACCAAGATACAGAAGTAGGTTACGATTACACACTAGCAATTCATGAGGGAATCGACCGTTACACAGTAAATAATGACTTAAATGCAGCAGTAGCAGACCGTTTAAGATTACATTCTGAAGCACAAACTAGAGAAGTTAACAAACGTATTGGGAAATTCTTATCAGCAAATGCTGGAGAAACAAAAGAACTTGCTAAACTTGATGAAACTAATATTCAGAAGTTATTTAACCAAGTTAATGTTTATGTGACTAATACTGAAATCAACGCACCAATTAAATGTTATATCAGAGCTCAAGTTTATAATGCCATTATTGACATGGCTTCAACAAATAAATCAAAAGGTTCAAATATAAATTTAGATTCTAATGGATTATTAAAATATAAAAACATTGAATTAATCGTAGTGCCTGAACAATACTTTGAAAATAATGTTGTTGCAATCTTCTCTCCAGATGGAATTGTAATTCCATTCA